TTCCCGCATCGGTCGCCTTGATCTCCCGTCGCCGCAGGCCCGATGCCAGGGCGCCGAACAGTCCCGCCATCAACTCGCCGCGCGGTTGCCGATCGCGATTAGCAGGGAGCCGACAACCAATAGCAGCCCTGCGGTGATGAATCCGGCCGGCGGGTAGATCATCCACGCTCCATAGGAGACGAGGCCCACACCACAGAGACCGGCCAGGTCGCGGACGAGACCGGGCACCGCCCCTGCGATGATGCGCAGGGCCGCAGCAAGAGGTTTCATCATCGCTTCCTCTGGGAAAATAGTATTGGCGTCCCATCTGCAGGGACTTGGCCAGCCTCCACGTGCTACCTCCCGCATCCGAAGAGCCGGTCGACGTCGTCGCGGAAGGAAGTCTGGTAAATGGATCTACTGTCGGGGCCGGCCCTCTACACGGCGTCCACCTGGGTAATCCCCGTCCTATTGGCGATCACGCTGCACGAGGCGGCTCACGGCTTCGTAGCGCACCGCCTGGGTGACAACACTGCGTGGCTCCTTGGCCGAGTGAGCCTCAATCCCTTCAAGCACATCGACCCTTTCGGCACCGTCTTGTTGCCAGCACTTCTCTTCTTTCTCAATTCGCCCTTCATGTTCGGCTACGCCAAGCCTGTTCCAGTGAAGTTTGGAGCCCTGCGCCATCCAAGACACGACATGGTGCTGGTCGCAGGGGCGGGACCGTCCACGAACCTTCTGCAGGCCTTAGCGGCAGCGCTGCTCGTCCACATCGTTGTCTTCCTGCCGGACGGCCTCGATCAATGGATGTTGGACAACCTCAAGAATGCGATCGTCATCAACGTCGTCCTCGCCCTCTTCAACATGATCCCGCTGCCTCCGCTCGATGGAGGTCGCGTTGCTGTTGGCCTGTTGCCGGACGCACTCGCCAGGCCTCTCGCCCGTCTCGAGCGACATGGAATGCTCATCTTGATCGGCTTGTTGTTCATCTTGCCGATGATCGGCGCTCAACTCGGGACGAACCTGAATGTCGTCGGTTGGCTGCTTCGCGGGCCTGTCGATTGGACCATCGGGACCATTCTCCGGTTGACCGGCCTCACCTGAAGGTAGTCTCGACTAAAGGACCAGCATCTCGCCGGAGCGGAGATAGGACCGACCGACGGGCTTCGGGTTCATTGCCATCAGCGCGACCGCGTTGAACGCCGCCATCAGCGGATCGATCTTGGCGTTCCCGGAGGCCTGCTTCGTGATGGCGGTCGCATTGCCTCGGGGTTCGACCTTCGCATTGCCGACCGCCCAGGCCATCAGACCGCAGCCGCCGTGCCTCAACGTTCCGTCCGCAAGCTTGCGCTCTGCCGTCTTGATCGCGCCGGTGAGCTTCCACCCCTGAGTGATGCCCACCAACCGGTCGTTGCCGGCGATTCCGACCTCGGCCAGAGCATCGACGATGGCGCCGACACCGAACGGGTCGAGCCCAACCGAGGCCAGCTTGCCGCTCTCGTCGATCTGCTCGGCCAGCGCCGCGATCTCCGCGATGTCGTCTCCCATCTTGGCGACGATCCGAAGCTCGCCGGCGGCTTCGAAGTCGCGCAGCACCGAGGCCTCGCCCTTCCGTCGCTCGAGCACCGAGCCATGTGCCCAGGCGCGGGACCACAGCAGCCATTGACGTGTGATGCTATCGCGCCCCAACGCTGCCAAGCCCAGCAAATCATCCAGACCGCCGCCGTCGATACCGATCACCACGACCTCGCTGCGGTCCAGCAACGTGTCGAGCGTGAGGCTCCTGTCGGCCGCCCGCTGCCAGAGATCGGCCCCGACCCAACGGTCGGAGCGCAAGGCCAGACCAATCTCCACATTGAGATGCTGCGAGGCCCAGCGGATGATCTCGCCCTGGCCCTTGATCCTGGCCTGCGCCCAGTCGTCTTCAAGCCGCTTGATCGTCACCGAACGGTCGCGGTTCGGCGTGACCATCCACCACTTGCTGGAATCGTGCCATGATGGCGGGTCCGCCGTATCGTTGGCGATGTCCTCCGGGAACTCGTAGAGCACCGGCAGCATCGCCCCCTGGGCCTTGCCGTCGCGGATGGCACGCGCCAGCATCAGCTCGGCCCGAAACGCTCCGCGTGGCGGCTCGTCCGACTGGGTGGTGATGAACACCAGGAAGCCTTCCGGATTGGGCAGCAGCCCACCCCGGAGCTGGCCGATGATCCGCTCCGCTGCCGATGCCTTCGCAATCTCGTGCAACTCGTCGAGCAGCACGCCGGTGGGCTTCACGCCGGTCAGCACCGTGGTGTCGAAAGCCTTGATCTCCAGCGTCGCCTTCGTCCGCCGATCCGTGATCTTGCGCAGGTGCTCCTGCACATGCAGGCGCTTGCGCAGGAAGCCGTCGGGATCTTTGTCGACCATGCCCAGCGCCTGGCTGAAGGCGATGTGCGCCAGCGACACAGTCGGCGCCACCAGCAGGAACTCCGCCCGCGGACGCGGATTCATCAGCAGCGTCGTCACCATCAGCGCCGCGGCATAGGAGGTCTTGGAGCTCTTCTTGGGCGCCAGCAGGAAGATCTCGCGGATCATCCGTTCGCGAGCGATCGGATCGAACGATCCATGAAGCGCACCGACGATCTCACGGAACCAGTCTGCGCCGGCTTCCGCAAGGGCAGGCGTTCCGATGACGTCCGGCAGCCGCAGCTTGTTGAAGATCGCTACGGCTCGGTTCGCTTCTCCCGTGTTGAGGTGAGGCAGATCCGGCAGCAGCGATCGCCCCGTCCGGATGCGTTCCCGCCAGTCCGGTACGGCGAGCGACCATGCTGCCATATCAGTTGACCAGGCGGCCCCACTCGTTGCCGTCGCCGGCGGTCAGCGAGTCACGCTCGGCCGCCTCCTTCTTGCCGAGCGGTTCCTCCCCACGGGCACCAGGCGCGTACTCGGACCAGCCGGCACGCACCTTCAGCCAGAAGATCGCAGCGGAGAGACCTTCACGCGTAGGCTTGCACGCCAGACCAAACAGGTTCTGAGCAACCTTGGCCGTCGCCTTGATCGTTCCCAGCTCCAGCTGGTCGCTGTAGTGGAACCGCAAGGTCTTGGGGTCGATGCCGACCAGGCGAGCGATCTCGGTTTGCGGGATCCCGAAACCAGAGAGCGATTCGACCAGCGTGCGCGTCTCGTCGGTCGGCACATGAGGGGGCCGGCCGACCTTGGGGTCAGTCACGATCAGTCCTTTGCAAATGTAGGGTGGCCTCCAGGCGCCGCGACGTGCGGCTGCTGGAGCCGCGGAAAATCTCAAGCCGAGTGCAGGCGCTCGGTCGCGTCGAAGACAGCTCCGGTTGCGGCGTTGATCGCCTGGCCGCCACTGGTCTCCTGCCAGCGCTTGACGATGACATCGACATAACGCGGGTCGAGTTCGACCAATCGTGCGCGCCGACCGGTGCGCTCTGCCGCAATCAGCGTCGTTCCAGACCCGCCGAACAGGTCGAGCACGATGTCCCGGCTCTTCGACGAGTTCTGGATCGCGCGCTCCACCAGCGCGACCGGCTTCATCGTCGGGTGCAGATCATTCTTGGCAGGCTTGTCGAAGAACCAAACGTCTCCCTGGTCACGGGCTCCGCACCAGAAATGGTCCGTGCCGTCCTTCCAGCCATAGAGGATGGGTTCATACTGGCGCTGGTAGTCGGCTCGGCCCAGCGTGAAAGTGTTCTTCGCCCAGATGATGAACGTGGACCATTTTCCGCCAGCGTCTCGAAAGGCCTTCTGTAGCGTGTCGAGTTCTGACGACGACATGCAGATGTAGATCGCACCCTTCGTGACGGCGAGTATATTCCTGCTTGCACTCTGTAGCAGGGCGCCAAACTCGCCGCCCAAAGCGTCATTCAGAATCGGCCGATTCTTGCCGCGCCGCTTGTCATCCGCCGAGTTGGCGTAGTTCACGTTATACGGCGGGTCTGTGAACGCCATGTCCGCCAAGTCGCCGTCGAGAAGCGTCTCGACGTCGGCTCGGACCGTAGCGTCCCCGCACAGCACGCGATGCTCGCCGCAGATCCAGAGGTCACCGGGCCGGCTGATCGGCTCGGCCGGTGGCTCGGGAGCGTCATCCGGATCGCCACCTCCAAGTTCATCCGGCAGCAGCTTGCCCAATTCGAGTTCGCCGAAGCCGGTCAGTCCGAGGTCGAAGCCCATCCCCTTCAAATCGCCCAGTTCCACGGGCAGCAGCTCGGCATCCCAGCCAGCATTCAGTGCCAGCTTGTTGTCGGCGATCACGTAAGCCCGCTTCTGCGCCTCCGACCAGCCGGTGGCGATCATGACCGGGACATCGGTGATGCCGAGGCTTTGCGCCGCCAGCACGCGGCCGTGACCAGCGATGATCGTGCCGGCCTCGTCGACCAGCACAGGCACCGTCCAGCCCCATTCGCGGATCGACGCCGCAATCTGAGCGACCTGCTCGGGACCGTGGGTGCGAGCGTTGCGCGCGTACGGCACGAGTGCCGCGACCGGCCGGCGCTCCACGGCGTCGGCAGGCCAGCTTGGTCCGACCTCCGTCACAGGCCCGGCTTTGCGGCCCGTACGGCGCGGCTTTGGCACCACAGCGGTCATTGTCGCCTTTCGTCACGAGGCCCAGAAACGGGCGGTTTCTTGGAGGTATTGGCACGCGGGAAAAATTCTCCGCGTGAGGCCCCGTGCGGTTGGCGGCCCAAAAAGCCCCAAGGATCAAGGGGCCCCCGGCCTCCGCGCCGAGCGCTTCGCCCGCTCAGCGGCAGTTTTCTGGTTGTGGTGTGATCGACACATCAACCGCGTATTACTTCGATCCAGCGGCGCGCCGCCGTCTTTCAATTCGACGATGTGGTCGACGATCATGCCGCGCTCGATACGACCACAGCCTGGCACTTGACATCGCCCACCGGCCTCTCGTCGAACTCGGTCGCGCAACGCGATCCATTCCGCCGAGAAGTAGAACGGGTCCGCCACCTTCGGCGGCGGTGCCGCAGTGCGCAAATCTGCCAATCCGATGCGCGACCGCAGCGTGGGCAATCCCATGATTGTACTGCCCCAAAGACCGCAACCAAATGATCGGCTGTTTCGCTTGGCTGTCGCCGCGACCGGAGCGCTTATGTGGTCACCGAAACCGGAGACCGACATGAACCGCCGCACCGCCCTCGACGCCTACATCGCCAAGAAGACCGAGATCGACACCATGCTCGCGCGCCTCACCGCGCTGAGCGAAGACCACTTCAACGTCGCGCCTGACGCGATCACCTGGGGCGACGTTGGCACCCTCGCCCACTACGCCGAGCTGCTGAAGCGCGTCACCGACAGCGCCTTCAAAGAGGGCGAGCACGCAGAGTAACGTCTTGCGGCTCCGAACGCCCCGACCGGCTTTACGCTGGCGGGGCTCTGGTCAGTAGGAGCCGCGACGGTCGCGGCCCGATACCAACGGACCTGACCATGACCATCGAACTCAGCAAGACCCAGATCAAAGCCCTGCAAAGCGGGGCGGCCCACGAGGAAGGCCACATCACTCTACCGCCGACGCTTCGCGGCGGCGCTCGCCAGAAGGCCCTCACCAGCCTCGTAACGGCGAAACTGGCGGGCTATCGCTCCGGCACCCTGGTGATCACCCCGACGGGCATGGCGGCGATCGGTGCCTCGAACGCCACAGCCATCCCCGACAAGGCAGGCAAGAAGACCAAGCCAGCCGACACGGACAAGCCGGTCCGCGCCAACACCAAGCAGGCCAAACTGATCGAGATGCTCAAGAGACCCGAAGGTGCGACCATCACCGAGGTAGTCGAGGCCCTGCAGTGGGAGCCTCACACGGTGCGCGGCGCCATTGCCGGGGCTCTGAAGAAGAAGCTCGGGCTCACCATCGAGTCCGAGAAGGAAGGCGAGCGAGGCCGCATCTACCGCATTCGCGGGTAGCGCCTCTCACCGGCCAATCCGGCGGCTGCGTCACTGCGCGGTCGCCGGTTTGTCGTTCATGGCATCGTCAACTCGGCAAAGCCCCACGGAGCTCTGTAGCGGGGAATGCGCTCGCGAAAGCCGCTGCGGCGGCAAGCGCGAAGTCTGAACGTGCCAGCAGATTGCCTGGTCGCGAGTCGCATGTCTCTCTCGGAAGTGTCTCACCAAGAATTGTCTCACGCGTCACACTTCTCTTGACACTCCACGCGCACGATCGATCACGAACTTCCGCGAGCGTTTTGTCGGCGCGCGGCGTCCGTTAAGCTTCAAGGCGATGAGGCACAACGCATATTCCAACCGCCGATGCGCGGTGGCGCGAGCCATGCCGAGTTGATAGCAGATGGCCTTCCACGGCAATCGCTCGGCCCGCTTCCACACGAGCTTGGCGTCATCGGCTTCCAGCCACGCCGACCAGCCCAAGGTTTCTTCCATCCTGCTGATCGCTGCGGCCGACGGTGGCGGCAGTCGCATCGGTTCCGGGGTTTGTCCAACCAAGTCGCTGAACTCGACCATCATTTTCGGCCAGGTATTGAAGAAGCCGCTCGCGCGTACCGGTGGAAGCCTTCGCAATACCGCGGCCGCCTCGACCAGCCGCTCCTCGACCATCTCGGGTGTCCAGTCATTCATGGCGAGCCTCCTGCCGCTTCGACTTTCCGCCGTAGAGCTTCTCGCCCAGCTGGCGGACCAGTTCTCGCTCTGGCCAGGTCAACCGCTCGTCATTCGCGTCGATCACCAGCACGCCCTGTGTCTGCCAACCGGCGCGCTTGATATCGTCGGGCTCACGTCGCTCGCCGCCGAAGCCCCGCGGTGCCCACCTCATCGCGTCACCTCGTGCAGCACGGTCGCATAGCCGATCAGGTCGACCATGCTGTCGCGGTGGCTGGGATCGCGGTGGAGACGCGCAAGCTTCAGATCCATCATGCACAGCACGACCTGAGCCGGCGTGACAGGCTGGCCCAGCGTGATCGACCAGCGCGCCGCGATTGCCGACATGCTCAGTCGCGGATCGCCGTAGGTCTTGCTGCGCTCGGCCAGGATGTCGGCCGCGTGCTTCAGCATCGCTTCCGTGCTCATCGCACACCTCCCCGTGTCTCCACGGCCCAGAGCAGGATGGCGATTGCATCGGCCTCGTTGTCGTCTGCGGGGCTGTAGCCGCGCGCGCGGACAGCCTCGATCACGGCCGCCTTGTCGGCATTGCCGCGGCCCGCGATGAACCGCTTGATCGTGCCGACCGGCACGCCCTGGTAGGCGATCGATCGTTCCTCGCACCAGGCGGTCAGCATTGCGAGAAGTCCACCATGCACGTGGGCAGCGTCGGTGCTGAGGTGTCGCCGGACCTCCTCGAAGTGGATGGCCGCGATGCCGTGCGTGTCCTCGGCGATGCCGTCGAGCCAGGCGCGGAAGCGCACATACCGCATACCACCGCCGTCGTAGCGGCTGGGGCGGAACGACACCGTGCCGCTCACGATGCCGCCGTCGGGCAGCGCCATGGCCCAGCCCGTGGTGGTGCCGAGGTCGAGGGCCAGAAGAACCTTGCTGGATAGTTCAGGCGGGTAGACCGGCAGCGGCCTTGCGCCGCCGGCAAGAGGGGTCACAGTCGTCTCAGCCATGATGATCTCCGTGAAAAGGGATGGTCGTGGTCAGGACGGCGACGGAGCGGTTCTTGGCGGAGCTCTCCGTCGTCGTCCGGCTTTGGGCTGTCTGGGCAACAGGCGGCCCGGTGGCGTGCGGGCGGCGCATCACGGCACATCCTCGAGCCACGCGGGTGGATTTGGGATTGGGGGACGTTGATCCTGACGTACCCCCGCACGTACCCCGCCAGAATCGCCGGTATCATCGGCGCTTGGGGTACCTGGGGTACGTGGGGTACCTTTTTCCCCGTCCTCTCTCACGGGTGCGTGCGCGCGCGCATGTGTAAGGGTTGGAAAAGGTACCCCAGGTACCCCAGGTACCCCGAACCCCTGATTTACTTGGTCTTTTTCGAGGGGTACGTGGTCGGACAAGGTACCCCGGACTGGTTCGAGGTACCCCGTAGATGCTCCAACCGGGGTACCTGGGGTACCTGTTCCCGTGTCTGTTTTTTCATCAACCGCCAGCCGCCACCGCTGAAGCTTGTGCGAGATTCTCGAAGCCTCAAGTCGGAGATTGCGCGAACCGATCTGGAACACACGGTCGCGCATCCGCACAAGCGCTATGCCGAGGCGGGTGCGCTGCGACTTCTCATTGCCTGATCCAAGCGGCAGAGGCGGCTCGCAATCGGTAGCCAGAGTGAAGAGGTCACCTGTCCCCACCTCCGCCGTGCCGAACCTGTCCCACCACACCGACACGAAGCCGCGCCACACAGCGCCCTCGCTGTCGGACGCCGCCATCATTTCCTCGATATTGGTAAGGAAGCCTTCGATGCCGGCGACCTCGAGGACGCCGCCCAAGGTCTGCGACCAGGACTCGTAGCTGCCGATGCTGCGGGGGCCACGCGGCCGGCCGGCGGCGATCCAAGCGCGGCAGAGGGTAAGGCAGGCGGCGACGAGGCGAGCGCGATTGGCTCGGAGCCACACCATCAGATCCGGGTGACGGAAACCACTGCGCTGCCACGGCCGATCGACCCGCGCATCGAGCCTGATGCGAACCAGCCGCCGCGCCATCTCGTTGGAGAAGGTTGGGTTGTTGCCGGTGGCGATCCAGAGGCAGCGGATCGGCAGGCGGGTAATCTCGGAGACGCCCAGGACCCGATCCTCCCAGAACGGCGCCGTCAGCGCCGCGGCGAGAGCCGAGGCGTCCAGCTGGCGCTTCAGGTTGTCGATCAGCACGATCGCGGGGATCTGTCGGAGCTTCGCGGTGATACGCTTGCGCCATTCCTCCTCGTCGCTGCCCTCGGTCATCACCCCGGCGCCCGAGCCGGTGAGAATGGTCGCAATTGCATCAACCATCAGCGTGGCGCCGGTGCCTGGCGTCGGCTTCTCGATCAGGTGCAGCGGCGTGGGGCCGTCGATCATGGCCCGCAGGAAGCCCAGCAGCAGGAGCGACACGGCATGGGCGCGCTCGGCGAGCGAGGTGAACGGGAACTCGCCCAGCAGGTCATCCAGGATCAGTTGGCGCGCAGCGACGATGTCCTCAGCCGTCGGCCGTTCGGGGATGGCAGGCAGCTGGAACCCGGGGATCGGCTGATACAGAAGTCGTGCATCGGCGTGATAGCCTGGCTCGGTCAGCAGCACCCCAGCCCGGCCGAACACCGGCGTGGTGACGATGCCCGCTAGCACCGGCAGGGCGGGATCGGGCGTCGCCAACAGCGACTTGACCTGCGACGTCGGCGGATGCGCCGGCACAATGTCGCCCTGGGCGTTCATGCGCCGCCAGTTGGCGAGCTTGGCCAGGATATGACGCAGTCGCTCCTCGGTAAGCATGGCGACCATCGGCCTGCCCTCGTCATCGGGCACGACCCAGCTCGGCAGGCCGCCGGCGCGGAACACCCATGGCGAGCGATTGGACGCCAGCAGCACGCTCCAGGCGCGGTCGACAGCGCGGGCGAGATCACCTTCGTCGGAGCGCAGAGTCGGCAGTGGCCCGTTGGACTCCGCAAAGCCGATCGGTAAGTGGCGGCCGGGGGCGTCGGGCGCATGCGCCGCCTCTACTTCGCCCGTCCTGGTGAATGCCGCTTCGACGATCGCGGCCACGGCCTCACGGCCCTCCCTCATCAGCACGTCGTTGAAGTCGCAGCCCGCCTGAGGAGGAACCGCAATCACGACCTGTCGCCCCTCGCCCCGTAACCGCCGCGCCGCGACTTCAGCGGCACGCGTGCCGGCACCAGACGCGTCATGGTCGGCCAGAATGACGATGCGGTGGGCTTCGGGCGGCAGCTTCACCTGTTCGAGGTTGGTCGCCGACAAGGTCGCCCATACCGGCAAGCCGGGACATGACGCCATCGCGGCGAGACCGGTTTCTATGCCTTCGCACAGCCCGAGGGCCGCACCGGGATTGATCGGGGCCAACCTCACCGCCCCGCCCGCCACCTTGCCCAGCATCATGCGTGGCTTCGGGACCGCTGCCTTTGTCACCTTGCCGGGATCCGCTGGGTCGACCTGCAAGTATGTTCGATGAACCGCCACCGCCTCGCCAGCGTGATTTCGAACCACGCCGATCACCGCGGGATAGCCGGACTTCGTCTCCCAGTGGGTCAGGTCATGGTGGGCCAGAAGGTCGTTTGCCCCTACGGGCTCGAGGCCGCGCGACGCCAGATAGGCTTCCGCTGGCGTCGCCACGAGGGGGACAGCATGCTCCAGGATGAAGGCTATCTCGCGCGATGGGTCGCGCTCGGCTTTGGCCGCAACTGGCACTGGCTCGACCCGGGCCGGAATGTTCGGCACCCACCCCACCAGCTCGGCTGCATACGCGAACAGCTCGCGGCCGGTGAGCTTCTCCGACGCCTCCAGCGCACTGAGCGGACCACCACCCTCGCCGCCGTCGAACTCGTGCCAATCGCCGGCACGCTCACCCTTCAGCGCGATGACGCACGAGCCGCTTTTGCGCGGCGCACCACCTCTAATGTTGGCGAGCCGCCATTCGTCCCCAACCCGACGTCCATGGCGAAACAGCCTCGGTACCCACGTCTCCGCCGTGGCGCGCAAACGCTCCACGATGGCGTCGAGATCATAGTGGACTGCGGGTGCCGGAGGGTACGTGGCGGTGTTGAGGTCAATCAAGCAGCACCAGGCCTTGCTCGTAGAGCAATCGATCTCCAAGCGGCTCAGCAAGGTTAAGATCGAGGATCAGCGGGACGACGCGGTCAGGCACACGGGGCGCATGGGCGAGCGGTCGGACAGGTAAAGCTCCTCGTCGGACCAGTCCCTTTGCTTCATCTCTGGAAATCCCGAAGAACCTAGCGATATCGCCCAGGAGCGCCGGCTGACCTTCAAATTCGTACCAACGAATGCCGGCGCGATTTCTGCTCTGGACCTCGACGGGAGCCCAACGACAATTGCCCGGGCGATAGTCACCGTCGGGATCAATGCGATCGAGGCTCAGGCTCTGATCGGGTTTCCGGCCCATGTCGGCGAGGAATGCACCAAAGTCTTCGGACCACCGCTTGCACATCTGAATGCCGCGGCCGCCGTACCTTTTGAACGATCGGTTCTTGGGGTTGTTGCAGCGCTTCTTCGCAGAAAGCCACGCACCATATTCAGCTGTCGGATTCTGGCCGCGGTTATGGCCATGCTTCATGCTGCATTCCAGCGCCAGACATCCGCAGCTGCGGCTTCCTCCCACTGGCGATTTCAGCGCAAGCCTGAGGCTCTGATCGAGAACGACCTTCTCGGAGCCACAAGCACAGCGGCATCGCCAGCGAGGCCGCCAACGTCCGTTTGACATCGAGGCGGGCGCGGCCTCTTGCAAAATAATCCAACGATGAACCTGTTGACCGCGTCGCAACACTCCTCGTCTCTGACCGCTAAATGCTGTGTCGAGTGGCGTGCATGTCATAGCGGCCACTCCAAGCATTGCTGGTAATCGACGTGGTTTAGGTCGTGGCCGATGAGGCTAATGAACGCTTCGCTGTGGATGTTGTGATCCGACATGGCCCGCGCGCGATGCCTTACCAGCGCGTCGCGCTGTTTGGATGAAGCGAGCCACACACCGGAAGAAGCCGATGCGCGGTGCCGAGTCGACGCTAATGTACGAACTTGCTGCGCCACACCATCCTCCCATCCAACGGCTTCGCGATCTGGCTCGCGATCCTCCATAGCTTCTTCATTGGAGAAATAATCTAAGAAATAATCGCTTAGCGTGTTTCTGCGGGCCGCTGCGGCGAAGTTCATAGTTCTGCGTGGGTCTGCGTAGCTCTGCGCGGTTCTGAGTGGGTCTACGGGTTTGCGCTGGCTCGTGGCGGTAATTGCGGGCGGTGCCAAGTGCACTATCCGACGCGAGCGAGGCGATCGAAATCCGCTGGCGCGCACATTCGCCTGCCCGGCTGGATGTGCCGATAGTCGGCCGGAACACAACCGCCCCCCGGGACAACGTGGCGTTGGTCAGCAGCCGGCTCTACGGTATCCGACAGATTGGACCGCTCTGCCGTTCGCTGAAGTGCGCGTAGTCGCGATCGCTATGGTCGCACCAACGCCGTCTGCCTCGGCGGCGCCGAGAATCAAATTTGCAGATGGTCGCCAACGGCCGGTCAGTGTCCTATTGTATAATGCACTCGACTACCTGCCCAAAGAACAGCTCGCTCGTCTCGCCAAGGTCGGCGTAGGATCGGGAACGTTGAACTCCGTGGGACGGGCATGCTCCAAGGAAATTGTGACAGGCTTGAACTTAAGGATGGCGGTGGGCTTTAACGTCACTCTCGTCCGGCTTCGGCAGATTTGTGCGGTGGTTTCTCTGTCGGTGTTGGCCAGCTGTACGGGAAAGCCAGATGGCATCGAACCAGTACGTCCCTTCAACGCCCAACGCTATAGGGGCGAGTGGTTCGAGATCATGCGCCTCGACCATAGCTTCGAACGTGGGCTGACGAACGTGACGGCAACCTACACGTTGCGCGACGACGGGTCTGTCGGCGTGCTCAATCGTGGTTACGATCGAATAAAGTGCCGCTGGAAGGAGGTCGATGGTCGCGCAGTTTTCCAGGGCACGCAGGACACGGCCAGCCTCTCCGTTACTTTTTTCTGGCCGCTCGCTGGTGGGTATCACGTCTTTGCGCTCGACCGACAAGATTACGGCTGGGCTATGATATCGGGTCCGTCCCGGAGCTACCTCTGGATCCTGGCGCGCCAGCCGGACCTCCCAGCGGATATCAGGAACCGTTTAGTCGAGCAGGCGCGCCGCCTCGGCTTTCCAGTGGACGATTTGATTTTGGTCGATCACAGCACACCAGCCTGCGCAGCAGATCAATCTTCCGCAAAATGAAGCGCGAGCGCATGGCAAGAGACAAGTCGAGCCATCCGGCTCAAAGCGACACCCAGCGCCGAGGCCGGCTCGTGATCGTCAATGACAGGATGCAGCGTAACTACCGCTACTATGTGACCGAGCCGGCAGGACGAAAATTCGATCCGATGTTCAAGCCCGAGCTTACGCCCAAGCAAATGCTGGCGCTCGGCGTCTTCGGCGGCAAGTACATGACCGATTGCCGGAAAGAATTTCCCTTGAGTTGGTTCACGCGCGCCAAGCTTTCGGCGGCCGGCAGAAACGACAACCTGAACTATTTCGGTGTGGATGCGAGCCAGCCTCTATCGGTGTGACGGCGAAACGGTTGGATCCACGACGACGATCCTCGCGGCTGGTTTCAGTGGTACTGTCGCTACTTCATGGGGCGGCGGATGCCCGAGGAAGACGAACGCCAGGTCAAGCGCTGGAAGGCATTCCGGCGGCACATAGCTCAGGTCAAACGGAACTGCGAGCCGGGCGATCGCTTTTGCAGGCCGCGGCAGCGGCAGGCCTTGCTGCACTGGGCCTACGACAGCCGAAACATCTGAGCGGTGCTCACCATGCTTTGTGATCGCGCAGCGCTATCGGAGGACTGCGTCGTCAGGAAGATCGGTCCGTAAAGGATTTTCCATCCGGCGACCCTTACAGCCACTCTTTTCAGCGTGAATGTTCGAGTCATGGACTTCGGCTGTTTCACACGCGGCCTGCGCACCACTGGTCACCGGAACGTCGGCCCGCGGTAGTGGTCGTTGTCGGTAACTGCGAACGACCAGAAGCCGCCCGAAAACGCCTGATCAGTATTTGCACTATCTCAACCGCCAGCACGTGCTGGAAGCCTATAGCTCTTTAAGGCCGCTGCGACGGAAGCACCGGTTCCAGACCTGCTTCCTCTTTCAACATCAAGCTTGCGCTCTCGGCCTCATGCGTCTCAACGCTCCTAAGTCCAGTTCACTATCTGCGGACTGTGGAGACAGTTCCGTCGACTTCCTGCCCGACCAGAGCGGTCATGCCGACGCCCTCAAACGGAGAACGGCATGAAACAACAGGATACAGTATTGGCGCGCGTCGCCGCCCTGAAGGCGATGTCGACGCCCAAGCTGAAGGAGCAATGGCGAGCGCTCTTCGATACCCCGGCCCCGCCCTATAACAGGCGCTTCCTCGAGAGCCGACTTGCGTACCGCATTCAGGAACTGGCCTACGGCGGACTAAAGCCCGAGACGGTGCGCCGGCTCGAGCAGCTTGGGGAGCAACTCGACGGCGGCAACATCGCCGTGAGGAAAGTGCGCGGCAACGACCAGCCGATTGCCGGCACTCGTCTCCTGCGCGCCTACCAGGGTGTCGAGCACACCGTCACGGTGATGCAAGACGGCTACGAGTGGCAGGGCCGGCCGTACAAGTCGCTTTCGGCAATTGCCCGGGCGATCACCGGCACCCGCTGGAATGGCTTGGTCTTCTTCGGTCTCAAGAACCGTCGAGCTACAGCATGAAGAAGCCTCTCGTGCGGAAGCTCCGTTGTGCCATTTACACCCGCAAGTCGACCGAGGAAGGGCTCGACATGGAGTTCAACAGCCTCGACGCCCAGCGCGAGGCCAGCAGCGCCTACATCGCCAGCCAGCGCGCCGAGGGCTGGGTCGAGCTGGCCGAGCAGTACGACGATGGCGGCTTCTCCGGCGGCAATCTCGAGCGTCCCGCTTTGAAGCGTCTGCTCGCCGATATCGAGGCCGGTGGTGTCGACGTCGTGGTCGTCTACAAGATCGACCGGCTGAGTCGGTCGCTCATGGATTTTGCGAGGCTGGTCGAGGTGTTCGATCGGACCGGCGTGACCTTCGTCAGCGTTACCCAGTCGTTCAACACAACCACCAGCATGGGGCGGCTGACGCTGAACGTGCTGCTGTCCTTCGCCCAGTTCGAGCGCGAGGTGATTGGCGAGCGCATACGCGACAAGGTTGCCGCCTCGCGCAAACGTGGCATGTGGATGGGCGGGTTGGTGCCGATGGGCTACCGGGTCGAGAACCGGAAGCTCAGCATTCACGAGCCGGATGCCGCGATCATCCGCTCGATCTTCGAGCGATTCATCAAAGTCGGCTCGGCGACGACGCTTGCTCGACTGCTCAGGGCCGAGGACGTTCGCAGTCACCGGGGGCGCATTATCGACAAGGGGAACCTGTACCGGATCCTGCGCAACCAGGTTTATATCGGTCTCGCTGTGCACAAGGGCGTCGCCTATCCCGGGGAACACGTGGCGATCATCAGCCAGTCCCTTTGGGACAAGTCGCAGTCGATCCTGCGCGAGAGTCCGAGGACGCGGGCATGCCGCTCGCGGGCTTCCAC